TCCTTGCGTTCTGCTGATTCCTTAATGATTTTGATTTCTTTTTCTTTAGACTCAGCAATCATTGCCTTCTCTTCTGCTTGTGATTTAGCTTCTGCTAGGGCTTCCTCTTTAGCGGCAATAACAGCCTGTAACTTCTTGATTTCTTTGTTCTCATTTAAGTGAGTAACAGCGAATTCTGAAGCAAAGGCTTCAAAGATCTGACGACCAAACATGTTCTCACGAGCATGTTGAATGTCTTCTTTGAGTTGAGTCATCTCTGACTCTAGTTTCTTAGCAACTGACTCTTTAACCAATTCTGAACTACGTGCAACGAATTGCTGTTGTAGCTCGGCTAATTTGTCTTTTGCTCCTGCAATTAAGCGGACTTTTGTTTCAACAACTGCCTGCTTGTCTTGCTCAAACTCTTGAATCTCTTCTGCAAGTTGCTTGATAACAAACTCTTCAAGTCCAGCAATGCTGTTCTCGTACTGTTTGCGATCTGCTCTAAGCTCTTTGATTTCTTCTGCTAATTTTGTTACCATGAAATCATTGAACTTAGCACTGCTTTCAGTCATGTGTGTTTTGAACTTTACACGATCTTCTGCAAGTGCTTGCTTTTCTAAAGCAAATTCTTCAAGTTCAGTTTGGAGACTTTCAGTTACCATTTTGTCTAGAGCTTCAACCATTACTGTCTTATCGTGTTGATAGCGTTGTGCAAATTCTTCACGAAGTTCTGCACGAGCTGCCTCTTTGGCTTCGGTAAGTTTTGCTTCCCAAGCCTCGTTGATAGCTTCCTGCGTATCTTCGTTAATAATGCCATTATCTACCAATGGTTTGATAGCATCTAACATCTAGTTCTCCTATTTTAACTTAAGGTCTTTGATTAAGCGTAAAACGCTTTCTTTCAGGTACTTTTGTACTCTTTGATCTTGAGTAGCTTCTTTCGCTACTTCAAATATTTTGTGTCCACCACGCATATTCATTAACCCCTCATAAATTGGGGTTGGATAAGCATGTGGAGCACTTGGTTGTGCGACAACGTCAACAGTAATAATTTCAAAATTGTTAACGTGTCCCGAACTCTCATTAACTTCACCGCTACCACGTGAACTAACACCCAACTTAACACCGCTAGTAATCATAGATTCAACTAGTTTACCCATTGGTGTTGGGAGGATTTTTAGTTTACCGTGTCCGCATGGACCGTCCATCCACATGCTCTCAATCATATGTGATACACGATCTAAGTTAATTTTTAAATCATCTGGGTGATCAACTTCACCTAGGACGCTATGACCCTCTTTGATTTGCTCGTTAATTGAACTAACGGCTTTTTCAATTTCATGAATGGGATAAACACGATGGTTAGCGTTCTTCACGCCACCTTCGATGAATATCCCTTTCATATAAAGGTTCTTACCTTGACCGGTGTTGCTGTCTTCTGTGATGACCTCAATCTTGGCCCGATCAAAAGTAAGATTTTCTTTTAGGTACAAAGCCATATTAATGTCCTAATTTAGTTGCCACCTTTTTCAACGCTGTCTTTGTTGACACCGCCTTCTTCACCTGACTTATGTGCAGATGGAGCTTTTTCCATTGGCGCTTTGCCGCCAGCTGAGTTTTTATACTCTTTACCTGGAGCAACTTTAGGTGTTGAACTACCTTTTTCTTCGCCTGTAGGATCTACTGCGGTACCACCCATGTCGTTTTTACCAGCGACTACGCTTGACTTGTTGTCTGCACCTTCTGTGTTGCTTGGTGCGCTGATTTTCTCAACATATTCACGCATCAAATCAACTGCTGTTTTGTTGTACTTAGGTGCTGTCTTTGACTCAGCAACTTCTTCAACTTCTTCAGCAACTTCTTCTGCGTCTTCTTCAACAACTTCGTCTGCGTCTTCAGCTACTTCTTCAGCATCTTCAGACACTTCTTCATCTGCGTCTTCAGCTACTTCTTCGTCGCCTTCGTACATTTCTAACTCTTCAGCATCGTCTTTGTCGCCCATTTCCATGTCAGCATGCTCTGGCTCGTCCATTTCATCTGCCATTAATGCGTCAAATTCTGCTTTAAGAGCGTCTAATTCTTGCTCCAAGTCCATGACCTTGTCTTCGAGTTCTTCGTGCTCTTCTTCGCCTTCGTCCTCGTCGCCGCCCATCATTTCAGCGTCAGCGTCCATTTCTTCGTCGCCTTCTTCTGAAATACCGTCGGTTTCGTCTGCTTGGATTTCGTCTACTAGGTCTGCAACTGCGTTACCGCCGAATTCTTCTTCAACAGTCTCTTCGTCCATTAAACCTTCGTAAATGTCTCGTGATTTTTCAACAACGATTTCATGAAATAAAGCCTTAGCTTTATCTTCATCTTCGTTGATGATGTATTCTATAAGCTGTTCATATTTGTTCATAGTGAC